GGCATTAATATCCCCTGCGCCTGTATTTGTTTCATTCGCTACCGTTAATATTCCATATTGTGATGCAGGGTCAATACCTGTTGGTGAGATAGGAGTGCCTGAAATGTGGGTTGCTTGACCTTGTGTATCTAATCCAATATAATAATGTTCCTTTGTAGGATTAATTAGATTAGCAGGGGTTAATGCGTCAAGAAGAACAGCATGACCGTGAGTAGTAATTGAATAACCTGAGCCAGTATTCGGATTACCAGCATCAGCCGCTAATTCTTGTGATTGAGTGTATCTTCCTGCATTAGATATTCCGTTTGTTCCAGCACCAATAGAAACTGCTGAAACTGAACCAGCAGGAGCAGTAATGTTATTAGCAGTTGTTGTAATTAAACCGCTAGTAGTAAGAGTTGTTCCATCAATTCCGCCATTAACTGTTAAAATAGCACCATCAAAGGTTAAATTTGCTTCAGCATTATGTTCATGGGCTACTGCCGTAGCAGTTATTATTCTATTATTTGCGTTATTTAGAATTGTATTTGTTGTTAATACATTTCCTTGTGCAGAAACCGAACCAGTTGCTACAACATCTCCACCAAATACTGCTCTTTCATCGTCTATATCAAAAGTAACCGCATCAACAATAGTATTTCCAGCAGATTTTTTTCCTTTAATTCTTATTTCTGCATCATCAACAGTATTTTGAATAGTCAAATGTCCATGACTTGTAGTAAAATCAACTCCTGTTCCAGTAACTTGAATAGTTCCTGCTTCTGTATATGTAGCGTTTGAATTATCGTGAGCAATACTAAGTGAGTTTTCTGTTTTATTAAAGGTAAGATATTGTATTTGCATAGGATTATTTCCAGTATGAACCAATACTGCAATAATTACATCATTTGGTGAATAAGCAGGAACTAAATCAGAACCAGTTGGAGTTCTAAGAGTTAAAGTAGTAGTTCCAGCAGCATTAACTAATAAATGATAACCGTTAGTATAATTTGTCCCAATTGTTTGTTGTGAACCAGTAATATCTATTTTCTTTCCTTGTCGGAAAACTACTCCATCAGCAAAAGTAGCCTGAGTAGCACTTACAAATGTAGCATTAAAACCGCTAGTTGCGTAATTTCCTATAACTCCTTGATTTAATGTTTTAATTAATCCAGTATGCGGAAAATCTGCACCATCTGTTATCTGTGGTGCAGTAATAACTGGGTTTTCTGCTTCATCTTGTCTTGCAAATGCTTTTGGGTTATTTAATGCTCTTGTCATATTACTCCACCTCTAATGTTAAATATATTTGTAGTCTTTCAGTTGTATTAAATGGTCCGACTCCTTCAAAATTTATTCTTGTTAATAGATTACCTGCGTTATCAAATACTCCCATTTCTCTAATAACATCACCTTGAATGTTTTGTCCCAACACTTCAACAAACAATTGTAATACATTTTCTCCTGTCTTTTCAGCAGAAATAGTAGTTGCTGCTCCTGTATCAACATCAATAGTTGTTGCTAAAGGCGAAGTTGAATTACCTCCTAAACCGACTTTTGCCGAACCTGCGCCTATTGTTGCTCCATGATGAGTTCCGCCTTTAATTAAATTTTTAGCGTAATCAGTCAGTAATTCTCTTAATTTATCAGTTATCATAAATCTTCCTCCAATAATTTTGTGATAGTCACTACACCGCCCGAAAATCCTAATGGGTTGGTGTTCGTATTTAGAGTTGTCGTAAAGCCAAGTGAAGAACCACTTTGATGTCTTTTTCTTATCAATAGATGCATTTCTTTAATATTAATGTCATCAAAGAAATCAAAAGCATTTTCATTAACATTAAATTCTTTCTTTCTTAAATAAGATTTTGTGTCTTGAGAACTTATAATTAATTTTGCTAAAGTATCTTCTAATCCTTCAATATAAGTTCCTAACTTAAAATTAATCTGTCCATCATATTTGTGAGTCATCTCTAAGACTAAATATAATTTTCTTTCTAATCCTGCTGCTTTTGATTCAACTTCAACAGTATCACCTACACTAATTGTTTTTACTTTAGAGGATTCAACATTAATTGAAACAATATCTTCTATTGATAGATGCTGCTTAAGCAGCCTTGATGCTTCTTCATCAACCGCATTCTGTGTGGTTAATTTTTCATCAAAGACATTTAATGATTTTTTGCCTCTCTTTTTAATTTCTCTTGGTGATTTTCTAACTGCTTTGTGTTTATTACCATACAAAGTAATTTCATTGTAATAACCAAATTGTGATTTTTCTGTTTCTAATTGAACAATATCATCATCAGTAAAATAATATTTAGAAACAAATTGGCTATCATCATAAGAAACGATATTAATAGTTCCCGAACCGTTGGTTAATTTTTTATCTTTTAATCCTAATAAATACTTTAAGACTTCAAACAGATTATTTCCTTGAAAATTAGGGCTTGTAAAGATAGAGTAATCTTCCTTTGTGAAAGTAAAATCAATATCATTTTCTATTAACAGTTCTTCTATTGTTTCTTCAACTTCTTTAGAAATATCAATAGTTGTTCCTATTAATGCTCTCTTTGCTTCATTAGTAATATCCCCATTAACTCTTAAATCAAATGTTTCAGAAACAGAAACCACTCCATTTAATTTTTTAATTTTAGGAATTGTCAAATATCTTCCAATATTATCATCAATAACTTCCGATTTAACCGTAGTAACTACATTATCATTTCCATCACTAATACAGAATTCACCATCTATGCCTGTTAAAATGGTGGATAATCCTGTTTTGGTTTTAACAATAGTGTTATTTTCACCGCTAAGATTATCCATATCAACAATAACATACATGGATTGAACACCTTCGGAATTTGATTCATCATCTCTAGTTCCAACAACTGTTGGTTTTTTTGTCCAAGCAGAAGGAGATTTTAGCATTTCATCAGAATCCATTGATTTAGTGTATTCGCAACTTAAAGTATTTAATCTAATTTTTTCTGGACTTTTATCCCAAAAACAAACAGGATTAGGTTGCATAACCTTGTATAATACATTTGCTTCTAAAGATTCATCTGTTAAAAGAATACAAGTATCATCAGTTCCAGTATTTGCTAAATTATATTCATGAGAAACAACATAAATAATTTTATTATCATGCGGAGTTAATTCATGATTACTTAATACACTACTATTGCTTCTTGTTCCTTCTCCTTCGTAATATGTTCCTTTTTTAGCAGGAACTAAATAACAACCAGTTAAATCAAGGTTTTTCATAATTTGGTTTGCTTGAGTCAAAGTCATGGAGTTTTTATACAAAGTAGTTCCTTTTATGCTCTTAACTGCACTATTACTTACGCTTGTTAGCATAACATGAGGTTTAAATCCTAGATAAACTCCTGCGGTATCTGTGCCTGAAACACCATATTCAGAAGCAGTAGTATAAGCCATATATTGATAAAAATTACCATCATGGTTGCCTTCAGCATCATTAAAACTTTTAAATACATTACCAATAATGGCTTTGTCTAAAAAGGGAGAGGTTTGCCCTTGTTTAGATTTAGTGTCTGATTCAGTTGAATATGGTTTTAAATTAACTGCTTTTAATAATGCCCGACTATGCGAAGAACTAGGTGAACCGACATCATTTACATATAATTGCTGCATAAAGGTAAATATTTCAGATTGTTCAATATTAAGTCCTGTTCTTTTAGATACTTCCCATTGGTCGTATTCTGTTCCATTAGAACCTGCACCAATACTTGATTCAAAATTAATTAAACCCTGCCTATCAGGGTCAAAATGCCCTGCATCAGTAGGGTGAGAAAAACTTATTGTTTCTAACGCAAAAGGAAGAATAACAGTCATATAACCATTATTTTCTCCCTTTCTTAAGTTTAGATGTATAGAAGTATTTGACTCAGATGAATTATTTCCATCTGAGGTATCACGATAAAAGTTTACCCAATCAGTAGGGGCATCTTTTCCTGCAAATAATCCTTTAAGTAAATGAATATCTTCTTTATCATCAGTTAGATGATTTTGAGTAGGTTTATAACCATATAGAAGTGTTTCTTGCTGACCCCTTCCTATTACACTTACTATGTCATTTTTCCATCTGTTATTATTTACTGGATTATTATACTCCCTTCTAATAACTCCTACTGTATTTCCTATTTCAATATAATTGTTGTTATTTCCTCCATCTCTTGTGGCAGGAATAGGCGGTGTTGTGGATAAAAGGTCAATAGTATCATTAGGAACATTTGTTTGTGAAAGACCAGAAACTAAACCTAATGGTCGCCTAGTAGTTTCATCAAAAAGAAAATCATATAACAATATATTATCAATACTAGCATTAAATACAATTGATGAACTTTCGCCAGCACTTATAACTGTTCTATCATTTCCCCCTCCTTGAACTCTTTCGGATTGAGTCAGCATAATTTTAAAACTTTCAACTACTTTACTAGAAGGAACATCATATTCTGGATTAATAATATTATAAGCAAAATCCATAACAACATCAGTTAATCTCATCAATCCGAATCTCTTAAGATTAGAAAGAGTTTTACTACTACTTATAATAGCAGAATTAGTATAATCTTGGTCTAATTGAGTTACTCTTGAAGTTCCCCCAACAGTATTAGATTTGGGTGCTGATGAATTTGTTGTAATAGAATTATTTATTCCTAATAAACCATAACTTTCAATTGAAATTCCTGCTTGTAAAAGGCTATCTTTTCTATCGGAAGAATAAAGTCTTTTATCGCAAGTTCCGTATAAAAATAATCTTGCTGCCTTTGCATCTGGTTGATAAAATTTATCTTTATGAATAATAGGATTATCTAAAGGATTTGTAGTGCTGGGCGTTAGTCCTAAATGTAAAGTGCCTTGTTCTGGTGTATATGGAAGTAATTTATTTACAGTTACATTAGACGAAACAAACTTTCTATCAATATAATTTGAACCAGTAATAGGTTCATGTCCTCTTTGTTCTAACGGAGTATGGTTGTTGTTTGTTGTTCCTGTTTTACCACTTAATACTAAACCAATATCAGCATTTCCTCTATAAGCCTGAGCAAAATAACTAAAGTTTCCTTCACCGTAATAAGGCTGTAATCTTCCTATACCATTACTGCTTTCTAAAACTAAGTAGTCTTTTCTATATCCTATTTTACCAAATTCTAAATTAAATATTTTATAGATAGAAGCACCATATTTTTTGGAATAAGTGTTTTCAGTTACAGCAGAACCATAGAAATTAGAATCTATTTCATAATTAATCGGTAGTCTATTTGGACCAATTAAATTAATAGTTTGGTTAGAATGCAAATGCGCTCCATTAGTTAAATGTAAACTTCTATTCTTTTTACCATTTGAAGTGGATAATGGAAGTAAATCTGATACAGTATATCCAGTCGTAACAGGAGTAATAGACCTATCTAATTTCATTCGGGTATTAGAAAACTGATTATTAGTTGTATCATATGCATCTTTATATTCTAATAGTTTTCCTGCAAAAACTCCATTAATATATATGGAATCTCCAATATTCAATGAAAATAGGGCGGTTCTTACAGTAGGAGTAACTGATGCAGGATTTACAAAGAAATGATAACCAGTTGAATTACCATAAACATTTCCTAAACTGGTAAAAGAACCATCGGAAGTATCTAATTCATTTATTTCTTCTCTTGCTAAAGTCAAAGGAACATAGGGGGCTAATTTAACTGTTTTTGTGTCATTTTTATCTTTAACATCAATCACAGTAAAATCCATCAAGGCATTAACAGTATCAGAATTAAAGCCGTTTATGTCTAACATGAAAGGTAAATCTTCATCAATTGATTCAATTATATCTATATTATATCCCACACTTAAGGGATTTGTTTCATTAGAAGTCCCTACTAAGGCAGAACCTTCAGTTAAAGTCAAAGTATTACCAGTAAATGAATTACCTCCTGTAAAATGAAAACCTTTATCGCTTGTTCCGCTTAAACTTGAAACAGAATTTATTTCTTTATTAGCGGCACTTGCTTTAGATAAAGGATAATATTTACTGCTTTCATAATATATATTATCATTAGTGCCTTTAGTTAATGGGTTTTCTAGCAAAGTCCCTGTATTTGCTCCACTTATACCACTATCATTTAGTTGTCCAATATATCCATCGCTTCCCCAAAGATGGGCATTTGCAGAAATAGTTACATTAGCACCAAATGTAATTGTTGTTGAATCAAAATCCCAAGTAGCAGTTTGTCCTACATTTGTTAATCTATTATGAGGACTTTCGCTAGTTTGAATTATATCTGATAAAAATCTAGTTTCCTTATCTAAAGTAATATCAACTAATTTAGATAAAGTATTTCTTCCTTCTATGGTAAAAACACTCATTGAATTAGTTATTTTCTTTTCAATCACTTCAACCGAACCAAAGAACACTTCATAATTTAATACATAACTTCCTGTTAAATATTCTATTCCATCAATAGAAGTATTTGTATTGAATGATAAAGCCAAAGAAAAATCATTATCTGTTAAATTACTAAATTGATTTATAGCAGGCATTCCTAAAATATCACAATAAAAGTTTTTATATTCATTAGAAACCATATTTATACTTAATTTACCTACTTTACTTGCGGCAAATTGAGTATCTGTTACTACTGATTTATTCGTAGGATTTAATCTCCTAACAAATATACTTGACCCCATAGCAATAGTGTTAGGATTAACAGAATTATCAAAAGAAGAACCAGTTAATGTTTTACTATAACTATCAAGAATAAAGACACCTGCACCTGCACCTGTTCCAATCCAAATTCTGTCATTTATTTTTACTTCCACCTCAGTTCCCATTAAATTAGAAGCGTTGGGATATTTTCCTTCCATAGTTAATAGATGCAATCCTAAACCAAATTGATAAAGGCTAACTGTTCCAATTTCAATAAATTCATTTAAATCTTCTTCTGATAGTTTTTGAGTAACTGATAATCTATCCGTGTCAAATACTTTACTTGAAAGAGATTTAGCAGAATCAATAAGTTCTAAAGTAGCAAATCCTGACTTTACATCAAAAGTATCTTTTACTTGACAATGATAAACTAAAGGCATATAGTTGTTGTTTTCAGGAGAGTAGTTATAATAAACATATCTTTTATTTCCTGTAAATAATAAAGAAGAAGGGTCGTCATTAGCATCTCTTCTTGCATTAACAAAACAACTATTGTAATCTGTTAATGTGTTATAAGTTGAACTTAAAAGATTATTTTCATTACTTGTTGCAGTATCGGGGTCGTCCTTTACTTTTAACCTATCCACCAAAGTTAAATTCATTGAAAACTTACTGTAATCAATAATTTTATTTCTATAATCAGATATTGTTACAAAAGTTGTTTTTTCAGCATTCTCCAATACCACAAAACTCCCACTTGAAGTATGTTGAGTATTAATAAAATATTTTGTATTATGGTCTAATTCTCCTTTTCTGTCCAGTTTATCCTCAAAGAAATAAAATAATGGTCTAGCAACAACAAGTTTTCTATCTTCTAACCTAAGTCCACCAGAAATAGCAACTATATTACTTACTGGATTTGCTTCTTTAAATACCATAAACTTAGTGCCTTTAGCAATCTCATTACCTAGTCTTGGACTAAATTTAAATTTATCTCCTGATATATCAGCAGTAAGTTTTTCTGTTATCTTTGCAAAATGATACATATTTTCATTATCGGAATGAATCAAAACATAATAGTTATGATTTGCTAAATCCATTGTGCTTAAATTAATCCCTATTGAATCTTGATTATTAAAGCATCTTATAGTAAAGCCATCTGTATTGTGTAAGTTGCTATATTCTGTCAGTAATCCTGCTCCATTAACAGGTTCTTCAATTATAGGACTACTTGCAGAACCATCTTGATGTATAGCAATAAATCTTCTATCAGTAGTTGCTGCACTAAAAGACAATAAAGGATTAGTAGGAGTATCGTAATTATTATTTGCAGGATTGTTATAAGAAGTGATTAATCCACCAACTGTTAAAGTCATGCGTCCACCTCCTCAAATCTTAAATAAAGTAATGTTTCGTCCATTTCAGGAAATAAAGTATTAGTAAAAACTATGTCTTTTTTTGCTTTTCTTTCTATGGACAATTCGTGTATTTCTCCCATGTATTGCATATTAGCAGAAGCCCCATTATCTGTTTCAGAAGATTGACCTAATAAACAATTCGTTCTTGCAAAACTAAATGCTGATTTTTTAGTATGTTCTGTGCTTAAAACTAATTTTCTGTTATAGAATATTAGCACAGAATTATTCGTTGAATTAAAGGAAACTGCAACATGGTGCATATTATCAACATAGGTAGGTTCTTTCAAAGTTTCCACATATATTTCACTCGCATTCGCTATTGTTTGATTGTATGCTGAATTTAAAGTAATAGAAGTTGAACCGACTCCACTTGCTTTAATTGTTCCTATTTCAGTAAATGTAAAGCCATCTCTAATAAATATTTTCTGTTGTTCATAAAATGTTTCTGCATTAGTTCTTGTTGAGTGAGTATTTAGATTTAATACGGCAGGTGAAGTCCCTCCTGTATATTGACTTGTTAAAGCAGCAACACTATCATAAATAATCCTACCATCTTCATTAAATCCTGAATAGTTGTAATTTGTGTGAGCATCTCCTTTTTTCCATACTCTATTATTTGCCGCACTAATAACTATATCACTAAGAAAAGTTTCTTGTGTTCCGTCAATTGTCAAATAAACTTTAATTTTGTATTCGGCAGGTTGATTGTTGTTATTGGTAGTTGCATTAACTAAAGTGATTCTAAAGTTATCATTGTGAAATAAACACATTTCATGTCCATATCTATTTGCGACTGGAAGGTATTCTTCGCTCAATTTTCCTGTTCCCCCTTGAGGCATGATTCTCTCCCCTGTTTGCATAGCAGAACGACCTCTCAGCCCTGCGTTTCCCATGCCGTTAATGTCATAGGGGGTAATGATTGCTTCAAGCGTAAATGAGCCTTCATGCGCCCATAAGCCATAAGGAATATCATCGGTTGTGTCGCTTGGAGTGTTATTTATGTCGGGGATATTTTCACTATAATTGAGCAAAATATGTGAATTACACATAATTGGGAAAACAATACTTCTTTGTTTTCCTATGTAAATATCATACATTTATTTCACCTTCATGGGAAAATACGAGCAACTACAAAACTCATATCAAAAGTTACATCTTCAGGAGATTCGGAATCAATATTAAAACTAAAAGAAGAAATAAAACCACTTAATCCTTTTGAAGTTTGTGAAGTAGGAAAACCGCTTGGAAGAGCAACTCTTTGATTATCTAATCTTAAAGCATCACCTCTTGAAGCAAAGGTAAAAGGAATTCTAGCCACGCTATTTCTCTCATTATAAGAATCATCTATGTTTGATTCATAAAGAATAACTAATTCATTAAAGTTTTGATACTTGGCTAAACCCGATGAATCAACACCCGAAGCAACTAATTGAGCCATTTCAATTGCCGTCATATTAACCGCTACTGGAACTTGATTTTCAGGAGTTGTTCCTGTTGTAGTATGGCTTCTTCTTATTGTTCCGCTTGTAATAACACCATTAATAGTAATTTCTTTACTCGCCATTCCTAAATCAATTGCTATTGTTTCCGACTCACCTCTTGCAATACTGGATAATGGGATAGGTAAAGCAGGAACAGTTCTGCTTACACTTATACCAATTGTATTAACCTTTAATGGTATTGTATCAACTTGATTACCATTAGCCGAATCATAAGCATTAGTTTTTAGAAAAACAAAATGGTCTGGATTAGAAACATCAATAGGCATATTAATCACTCACTTAAATTCTAGTATTCCTCATAATTTGACTGTTTATCATTTTACCTATTTCATCAGCAATTCTTCTCATCTCTTGCTTAGAAGTATCTTTTGCATTAACAGTTATGTTATAATTATGAGTATGGTTGGTAGTATTGATTACTTGTTGCTTCTTTCCACCAACCATTTCTTTTGATTCTTTGTTTGAGAAAACAGTTGAACCTGCTGGTAATTGAACTAATTCTGGACCTTCTTCACCAACAAGATTAATTCTTCCATCAGTTACTCCACCTTTAGCCTTTCCTCCGCCAAACCACTTAGAAGGATTTAATTTATCACCAAGCCACTTAAACATCTTAATAATCAATTCAACTCCCTTAAACAAAACAACACCTATTACAAGTGCTAACCAAACAGGTGCGCCTAAAATTAATGAAACAATAATTCCTATTATAGCAATAACAACACCTATTCTCTTCAAGAACTTTTTACCATCTGTGAGCATTCCCCAAATATAATTAACTGTTTTGTCCCATAATACCTTTGTTAATTCCCAAAGCATAGTTAATGCCAAACTTAATCCAACTAAAGCAAGACCTACGGCTACTGTTAAAATACCAAAAGCCATTTCAATTAAACCATCAATTGCTTCACTTATTGTTCCATCACCAAAGAAAGCATTAAATATTTTCATAAACCCTTCGGAAATAAACCCAAAGCCCCATGAAATTATTGCGAAAAGAGGTTTAACTGTATCAACTGCCCTTTTGAAAGCATCTTTCATAGTTGGTAAAATCTTCTTGATGATAATTAATGCGCCAATAACTGCAAGAGATACGACTAAGAAATATTTACCAGCAGCCATTAGTATTTTCATTATTAATCCAGGAAATGCCTTAAGTCCCTTAAATATCTTAACTGCCACTCTTAGAACTGGGAATTTCTCAAGTAGTTTTTTAGTGGCTTCTTCTTTTAAGTCTTGTAATACACCTAATTGTTCTTCCGAACCTTCTAATTCCATTTGTCCTGCATCAATCTCCGCAACTGCATCTTCTTGATTTCTAATGGCTTGATTTTTATCTTTTGTGGCAGCATCTATTTTATCATCTTCTTTTTGCAGTTCAGCGTCCATTTCATTAGACAATCTTATCTGTTCAGGAATATTTTCTGCCGCAGCAATTCTCGCTTCATAATCTTTAATAATCTTATCTTTGGCTTTTTCAGATTGTTTAATCGCCTTATTACTGGCATTTATTATTTTTTCTGCACCAACAAGTCTTTGTTTAGCAACTTTTATTGTTTGCTTTTGTAATTTAATTTCATCTTTAAGATTTTTAATACCTTTAGATTTTGTAGTCTGGACATTTAACCCTTCTAATAGTGTTTCACGAACTTCTAAGGCATTATTCATTTGTTCTTCTGCTTTAACCATTTTTTGAAAGGCTTCTTCTATTGTTTCTTGGTCAATACCAAATAAACCTGAATTTCGCATTTCTATCATTGAATCTAAAACTTGTTTAGAATCTTCATAAGCATTAGTAACTTCTGATATTTTATCTTTATTTTTAACTATCGCATCATTTATTTTTTGTATTTCTTCTGCGTTATTGAATCCTTTTTGGAAGGCTTCTTTATTTTCTTCATAAGCCCCTTTTAAATCCACTAATCTTTTTCTATATCCTTGCAAGCCTTTAGTTCTAATTGAGTCTATTTTTTGTTCACTATCAATAATCAATTGTGCATTTTCTTCCACCATAGCAGTTTGTGTATCAGCAAAACTAATTGCTGCTTCTAATTTGTTAGAATAGTCTGTTTTAGCATCAATTAATTCTCTTTGTATTGATTCTTCTTTATCTAAGAGTTCATTTAATTTTAGTTGTGCTTCGTTTCTTTTAAACCAAGCACCTGCATTTCCAGCATCTATTGATTTTTGAATCTTTCTGAGTTTTTGTTCGGCTTTAATAATTTCATCGCCTAAATCACCAAAAGCAGTTTTTAACTCCACTACTTTATCGTCTTTGATACCTTTTGCTGCACCTAACTCTTTTTGCTTTTTCTTTACATCAACTGTTGATACTTTACTAATATCAAATTTCTTTGCTAATTTAACAGCATCTTTTAATTGTTTAAGTTGTTGTTTTTTAGCAGGAGTTAAATTCAATAAAAAGTTCTTTTCAAATAACTTTTTTGCTTTTTTATATGGAGATTTCAATTGTTTAAGTTCATGGCTTGCTCTTTTCTTCAATTGCCCCTTAGTAAAAAATATATTAGAGAAAGAATTTTTCTTTAAAATTTTTCTTGCGTCTTTCATATCCACATCTATTCTGCTAACTAAAGGTTTAGACATTATACCTGTAAGTTTTTTAAATCCTTTAATAGTAGCAGTAATGAAGTTTGGCTCAGATTCACTTTTTAGTTTCTCTAACATTTCGTTTAATTTTTCAAACTCTTCTGTGCCCTTTTTAACTTCACCTGAAGCAAGTATATCTTCTAATTTTTCTATTTCATCTCTTACGCCTTTTCCATTATCTTTGAGTTTTCTAAATGTTCCTCCTAAGAATTGGAAAGAAGATGAGAATTTATTGACTAATCTAAACATTCCAGGCGGTAAAAACCCATACATAACTTTACGGGCTTTTGCTGCTTCTAATCCAAATACAGTTAATTCTTCTCTTGATGAGGATAAAAATTCTGCAAAGTATTCAAGAATGTTTCCTCCCTGTTTTAGATAAACATTCATTCCTTTAAGAAAAGGAACTGCTTTACCATCTTTAGTAAATTTAGCAATCGTTGAATTCATAATAGCGGTTCTTTTATTGAACCCTCCCATTACTTCTCCAACTTTTGTTATCTGCTCACCGTATTCATTTACTCTTACACCAGCAGCATTAAATAATTTTTCACCATCTCTCGTAGCAACACCTAATCGTTTTTGTAATTTAGTAATATCTTCGGTTGCTTTATTAGCCGACTTAATTTTGGATTCATAACTACTCAAACCTTTGATTAATTTTTCCATAGTTCCACTTAAACCTAATATTGAGGTTTCTAAGCGGGCTATTTCTGACATAACAATCACTTATGTTTTTTCATTTGTTTATCCATTTCTTCTGCTTCTAATTGTAAAAATGCTCCATGAACCGATAATAAATCTTGGACTAAACTCGCTGGCATTTGGTATATTTCAAGGGGGCTTATTGATAATGCTTTCGCTAAGGTATAAACAACGACTAATGAAGCCTCATGGGGTTCGGCTTTACCTCCCCTCAATATTGACTTCATTCTTCGTTTTTTTCCTCGTCCCCCGACATAGATTCAAGGGGATTCGGCAAGATTTCTTTTAATTGATTACCCACATAAGGAGTTAATCGGAGAATATCAACAGTAGTAAGATTCGGTTCAGTTTTAACCACGAAATTTTCAACCATGTATCTAAACATAGAATTTAAATCAATATCCATGCTTTGACTTTTGGCATCAATTTTCATAAGACTATTCATAGCCTTATCAACCTCAAGCCATGTGGGTTCTTTTACCCAGACTTTAAGGTATTCATCGCTTTCGGGTGCTACTTTAACATAATGTAGCGTAGGTTCTGTTAGTGCAAATAGCACACTTTTATCCGTTATAATCTTCTTATCATTTAACATATTCTCCACCTTCTAACCAACAAACAAACAAACGGTGTTGGTGGAATATTATTCTGATGTTTCTGTCGTAGCGGGTTCTTCTTGTGCTTTGGATTTCTTTGCGGGCTTTTTCTTCTTTGCTTCCGCTTCTCTTCTTTCAGCCTTTAGCCTTGACATCAACTTTCTCTTCTCATTCTTACTTAACAAATTAATCACCCCATTAATACATTATCTGTAACTACTACACAACTAGCAAGATTTCTTGGCTTAATTGTTGAACTAAAAGTAACTGGACCTTTATCATCAGGAATAGTAATTTCAGTAGTATCAAGGAAGTAATCCTTGAATGATAGAGTAATACTTTCATTCGTGTCGGGCTTAGTGAATGAGAAAGAAACATGATTAGCCGAAGTATTTTCTGTTTCATTGAGCATTTCTCTAAACAATAAATCATCAGTAACTACTGCTTCAAAAGTAATCTCATAGGTTCTTTGTGCAGGAATACCTTCCTTCATATCACGGTGTCCACCCATATATCTCTTATCCAGTAAATTGTTAGTAATAGCAATACTAACTGAATTAACCTTTAGGAATTGTTGCCCAAACGCACTAAATGTTCCTTGAGAGAAAAAGAACGGTGAAGCGTGGTCTGTTCCAGCATTCCAATTAAATAGTCTTTCATTTAGATTTTGTCCTGCTCTTGCAATATATTTAGGATTGTTTGTAAAAGTCAAAACTTTAGTTGCAGAATCAGTAGCGGCTTGACTTAGAGTTACTGAAGTTGCGCTCGCAATTGCAGTAATAGTAGTATTAGCAGCAATTCCTACTCCTGAAACAATCATTCCTAAACTTAGCAGACTTGAATCAGCAACAGTTAATGTAGTGTTTGAAGCAGTTGTGCAACTTTGTGTAGTGTTAGTGCTTCTGTAAATATCAGTAATGCTATCAACTAATCGTGAATTAATATCCAAATTCATCTTTAATTCTTCACCTTCGGCTGCTTCAATAGTTAATGAATTAACTCGGCAACCTCTTGCAATTCTTGTGAAACTTTGTGATTCATCATCTGCGGTTGCATCAGTAAAATCAGCATTTGTATTCAATACCGCAGGGTCTTTTGAAACAGATTGTTCTAAACTAAATGAAGGAAGTTGGTCGGTATTTAATTCAGCAAATGTATAAGTAAGATTTTCAGGTCGTCCATCTGCCGCAATACTCAAATGTTGGAAAGCACCAGTATTGAAAATTTCAAAGTCAATAGGTGGAACAATTGTTCTTCCTCCATAAACAGTTCTATAAAAATGTGGACCAGTTGTTGTAGTATTTGCAGAACCACCAGCACCTTCAATAATAAGTGCGTTTTCAGCGTCAGCAGGAGTTGAAGCGGTTACTTCTAACGGAACTTGGTCTGTTCCGACAGAACTTCCGCCAATGTCTTGTAATGCTAAACCGCCAATAGAACCAGCAGTATAAGTAATTGCTGAACAAGCACCTAAAGCATAATAAAGCCATGAACCAGTATTTGCAACCAAAGCAAGAGAACCATTATCAGCAGTTCTAATTCCTTTGTATTGGAATGAAAAGTTTCTTGTTCCGCCAATACCCATGTTCATTTGTTTAATTTCTTGGCTTAAGTTAGGGAAAGTTACAGATTCCATCAATCCTAGCCAATTATCCGCTAATAGTGCGTGTTTGCTAGAAACTTCAGGGTGTGGTGAAGGAGAACCATATGCTCTTAAATAAGCATAATCAGGTGTTCCTGCTCCTACGGCAGTTGCTAGAACTAAACCAGTTGGAGTATTAGAAGCAACAGTATGACTGGAAAGGAGATTATCGTTGGCATCAAAAACATCAACGGAAGAACCAATATAAATATTCGGAACAAACTTAAATGTCGTAGTAAATGCCGTAGTTGGTATTAACTTCGTTGTTGTTAAACTGCCACCAGTTCCGTTAATTGGGATATAAATATCCTGTTCTGGAATTAATGTCGTGCTTGCTCCGCTTCCTAAAAATATTTCTCTATTTACCATCTTAAAACTCCCCTTTCCTAACTAACTTACGAGGGAATACTTAATGCAAATCTTTTTGCTTCTAATGTTACTTTATATCCGAATAGCCTTTTACTACGGTCATTACTTTCGCTTCTTGCTCCTAAGAATAATTGTTGAAATTTAGAGCCATCACTTGCAGTATAACCATGCCTTTTGCTTTCAAGTGTCCTACGCAGTATCAGGTATATAGCCCTTAGCCTATCCATGCCGTGTGAGGCATCTTCTCCGCCCCTTTCATCATGTAATACTCTTATGTGTAAGGTAAATGTGTAGGTTTCATTCCTTACATCGTATGAAACTGTTGGATATTCAATATTCTGAGAATCTTCAAATACTACAATAGTTGCAGGAGTTCTGCTTAAATCAACACGCTTTCCTTTATTAGCGGTCATATTTCTAATATCAATTACATCTGGAGTTACTGCGTGAGAAGCACTAATTTCTCCTGCTGAAACTAAAGCAGTAGCATTAGCAGACCAATTATTTGTAATTAAATCTATGAGTAAAGTGACTTCATCAATAGTAAAACCTCCTCATTAATTTCTTTTTCAATATATTTTGAATATGCTTCAGTTGCATTTTTAATAACTTCTTCATCACTAAAGGAAACATCATATCCTAATATTTCAGATAGTTCTTGCATAGCCAATTGTCTTTCTTTTTCTATTCTTAACAACTCATTGAATTTAGTAAAATCAATTTTAATTGCCATAAGAATCAATCCAAGAAATAAACCAAATCTCCTTTGCCTTTTAAAATATCCATAGCCTCTTTACGGAGAATATCATACTTTTCTTTAGCAGTAATGTTTCCGCCCGTTTCTGAAATTAATACGCTTTGGTCGTCCATACGGATAATTTCTGATGCTACGAGTTTAGTTGTTGCTTCGTGAATAGCAGACGGCACTCTATTATCACCTGCAATATAAGAAACAATAATTGAATTGTTAGTATGGTATGGATAATCTCTCAAGAAAAAGATTCTTCCCTCTTCATTGATTGTCCAGTATGAACCGAGTCTTTTCAAATCTTCTTTGTCAGTAAAAGGGGTTAGTCTGCAAACAGTAGGAATAGAATCATTTGTTGTAAAAATTAAATCATTTGTTCCGCTTGCAGAAGCAGGTGCGCTTAATACTACATTTGTTGCATCTGTGATTGAAGCAATAGTAATTGTTCCTGTAATGCCTGTTCCGCTAACTTCCATACCTACGGCTAATTTAGATGAATCAGCGACAGTAAGAGCCGTTGATGTATTTACAGTCGTGCATGACTGTTTTATTGTTGCCTTGAGAACACAATCCGACCCATCATCGCTCAAAAGTAGGGAAGAGATGTTAATTTGCTTGCCGTTTGACTTGTCCTTTGAGGCATAGAAAAAGTCTGAAATGGATAAATTAGAAGAAGTGAGGCTTTTTGGAGCAGTTGCGCCAGTATATTGTGAAGTTGAAGGAAACGATTCATTTACTAAAGAAACGATTTCAGC